TTTACTTGATTTAAATATACTTCTGTTGTAGTATCAATAGTAAGTGAAGGAGATAATTCTATTTTAAAATCTTTATATGAATATTGGATATTACTATTATCTGTAACACTAAATTTATCTAATGAATTCTGCTGGGAAGATTGTTTACTTGGTAAATAAACTAATAATGATTTAACAGGGACTTTTTCTATAAATCCTTGTGGTCTTGTTACTTCTAATAATTTAGTTTTTATCATATTTTATATAGTATAATAAATTAAAATATTTATATAGGTTCAAACATAAACTCAAATATTAATCTATTTTGATCGGCGTGATCTCCCTCAAATATATTATACATAGTTATACCATGAGCAGCCCAATACATATTAAATGTCATTGTTTTTATTACAGTTGGATTAATAATTCCTAAAATATCATACTTATTACTATTTAATACTTCTATACTATCTTGTGGAGCCGCTTTTTGTGATGATCTTAATGATAATAAAGTAGATTTATTAATTGAGAATGCAGATGGTGTAATATTAGATGTATTTTTAAGTTCATTACTTACATTATTAATATTAAAATTACTTACATTAAAATGTAATAATGATGATGATGCTCTTACACCCGGAAACATAGCTATATAACTATGGGAATTTAATGTATGTGTTTGAACAGATGGTGTTATTTCTAATAGAGGACTCAAATTAGCGATAGTAACATTATCTAATTTTATATAACTTCTGGTACTAATTAATAACGGTTCTTTTAGTGTAACATTAAATTTAAACAGTTGATTAGCTCCTAAACTAAATGGATCCTCTTCAACTACATTATAAGATTCTCTTCCATTTAAGGATGAAGAGTCAATTGTTTCTCCCGTATCTATTATTAATGTTTGTTTTTCTTTTTTCATAGCAATCCTGGGGCGTGTGCTTTGATACAGATTTTTATAAAATTCTTGATTCATTTATTAATACTGTGATATTTATTTATACAGGTATAAACAAGAACTCCATTATTAATCTATTTGTATTATTTGTAGTTGTAAATATAGTAGTTGATCCATCTGCTAATGTACAAGTAATATTAAGAGTATCAAATGTTTCACCTACATTCATTTGTCCTAAATAGTTAAACTTTTTTGATTTTAATACATTTACATTTTGTCTACCTGCAGCAGTTGTACCTTTACTGTTGTCATTTGGAATTATAAACTTCCCATTTAATTGTGTATAATTTGATTTACTTTGTAATGGAAATTCATCAATACTTATCATAAAATATTGTTCATTTGTTTGAACTGCCTGTGCTGAACCACTATGGGAACCTCCTTTTGCCCCGCTTACTGTAAAACTATCTAAATATATTTCACATTGTCCATTTTCTCTACCTGGAACTTGAAAAGTGTCTGATAAAGTTGCAGTAAATGAAGTTAATTCATTAGAATTAGGCGTGATATTGTACACCGACCTATCAGCACCTTCACCCGTATCTATAATTATTACTTTTTTCTCTCTAACATTAATCTGTGACTTTGGTTGCGTTGCTTGATACAACTTCATTGATTTTTCTATTTCTTCTTGTGGTATATCTTTTATTTCTGTTCTAAATGACGCCTGTATTGGCGTTGGTTCTTTAAATGGTGGTTCTTTCTGCAGAAAAGATGCTCCTTGAATGTCTTCTATAAACTCTGTGTATGCTGCTTCTTTCACCTTTCTTTTGTATTCGTCTATTGTAGGTTGAGGTTGCTGAATCATACATAAATCTGCAACTTCTTTAGTTATTTTTACAAATCTATCTTTTTTAGTTTCATCATTATTAATATCAATTGTAGTTGATTCATATACTCTTTGTTTTACTTCATTAAAAAGGGAATCTATATTTTCCATATTTATATATAGACATACTAAAATAATTTTAAATATATTTATTTATTTGTTACACTTGTTGTTACACTTGTTGTTATAAATTTATTTATTACACTCACTTTGAATATTTTCACCAGTCGCTAAATAAGGTGGTACATCAAATCCAACAGAACATCCATCTGTTGCTGGTCCATCTTGGAACAAGTTTCTAATTTCAGAACCGTCAACAGCATAATTAAAATAGTTTGCATTCGCTATGTATCCTTTAAATCCACCCCAATGAGTAAAATAAACCGATTCATCATTTAGTCTTGGTATTTTAGTTCCAAAATCTATAGTTTCCTTAAGATATCCATTTAGGAATATTTCAAGAATATGACCTCTTAGAGTAATTGTTAGCATACACCATTTCTTAACAGGTATATTTTTTATATCTACACTATTATCTATTTGTTCTACTGTGTTCATTGATATTTTTAATGTATTTCCTTTAATCCATGCTCCAGGTGCTCTTAATGGATAACCGTTTGGACTACCTTTATGGAATAAATGGGACCATTCACCTCCTGTATTTGCTTTATTTATAACAAACCAAATATTATATGTAAATTCAGTACCATCTTTTTCGTTATAAGATCTTGGCATTTCTATATAATTTATATCATTTGGATTACTTGCTATTCTTAATGGTCTTGTAGCATCTCTTACACCATCTACCAGTGTTATGCCTTTAGTGTTTAATCTTGTTATCTTAAAGAACTGCTCTTGAACAAAATAAAAAATAGATAACGATAACATTGCAAGTACTAAACCTATAGCAATAGATAGTAATACTGGTGTGTCTTCCAATAATCCATCAAATAACATTAGAATATTACTAACCATACCGCTTATTTTATCAAATAATATTTGAAGCATTTATATATTTATAGATTTTATTTATTAATAGCAGAACACTTTTGTTTTGCTATTTCTTCTAAATCTTTACGGTCGTCTTCTTCTACTAATAGTCCCTTAAGCATTTCTGTTAGTCCGTCCGATACTCCTGTTGCTGGACCTGCTTCTTTAATGTCATTCACTTCAGAACTACTTAACGCTCTTGAAAAATACTTAAGTTTTGCTAATTTAACAAGTTGATCTGGATTAATAACTATTTGTTCTGATACATTTATATCTCTTGCTTTTTGTGCGAAGTAGCAATGTCTTTTTAATTTAGAATCAATGTAGATATCTACTGATTGATCTCTTAAAACTGTTGCGAAATGAAACCAACGTCCAATAGGTATCATTTCTACACTACAGTCTTGTCCGTTATATGATACTATAAATTTATTAATTTTCTTATCCAGTTTGACAATCAAATGTTCGGATCCTTTTTCACCCTTATAGAATATTACTGGTTCAGTTGAACCATTGTATGTATCATTATCTATATAGATAAATGTTGAGAATGTGTATTCATTGGCATATATCGAAGGTTGTGCGTTTTTTCCTGAAACTGTTTTCTTTTGATTACCTGGTCCTAAATATAATATATTTGATTTTTCTACACCAACATAAAATTGATATGCCATAAATAAAAATGCACCTAATAAAACAAGTGTAACAAGTGTGTATAAAGTTCCGTCCATTATTATTTACTTTAGAAATAAATATACTACATCCACCAAAAAGCATTATCACTTGGTTGTCCATTATTTTCAGGTTTACTTGCTTCATATATTTCTTTAACTCTTTCTGGTTCTAAATATCTATTAAAATATCTAAAAATATCTATATCCCCATACACACCGCTGTTACTATTTGATTTATCTACTTTTTGAGTACATTTTTTACATACAATAGTTATTTGACCATTTGGTATATCGGGCACTATATCTAATCTTATTGTTTTCTTTAATTCGCCGTCAATGTATATATCCATTAATGTTCCTTCAAATCCTATATTTATGTTAAACCATTTTTGTTGTGGAACCTGTATTTCACAATTTTTATATTTTTGTTTACGTTTACCTATCAAAAAATTTAATTTGCTTTGTTTTGCATTATAAACTACTCTAAAGTTATTATTATGATTAAAAATTATTTTGTCTGTTGTATCTCCTCTACTATTTCCTATATTATCTAATTGTAACCATAAATTATATGTTACCTTTCTGGATTTTTTAGGATTATCTAGAATATTAGCAGATATTACAAGATCTGAACTTGTTCCTCTTAGTGATCTTGAACCAAATAAAAGAGGTTCATTAGATACGTGCGTGTCTATAAATCTACTGATAATTTTACGGAAAAATACAACAAGTAATATTAAAATTGTTATATTAACGAAAAGACTAACTGATATCATATTGATATATTATTAGAAAAAAGTATTACACACACGACCCATTATCATAATTATAGAAATACTTTCCAGGTAATTCTATAATTTTATTAAGTGCTTTATTTACAGTATTATACATAGAACCAGCACCAGAATCACTCTGTCCCATTAAGTTTCTTACTTCTCTTGTTGATAATACATCCGGTATATATTGGATATTTCTTATGTATCCTTCAAAACCACCCATTTGTGTAGCGTACATATGCACTTTTTCACTTGATGGATGTTCCCGTTTACCTGTTACTGTTTTATAAAGTAAAGTTTTTTCTAATTTTCCATTTACAAATACTTCTAATCTGTCATTGTCCATAACAATACTTATATTTACCCATATTTGAAGTGGTATATTTTTAACTATATATGTTTGTGTCGAATCTAAATATTTTGATGTAACAATTAATTCATTTATTTTATCTCCAAGTTCTAAAGTTAATCTATTTTTTTTCGAATCTAATGTATACTTTAATTTATCAAAAGAAACACAATTTCCTAAAAGTGGGGTTACATGTGGTGTAGTTAATTTGTCACCCGATAAAGCACTAAATATATGTTTTTTTTTAGTAGTATCAAATTCATTTATTTGTATATCCATTGAATAAGTAGCGATACATTCATGTGTTCTTGATGAACCATCGTTAGGAATACATTGTGGTGAACTGGCACTAACAGATTTGGTATTAACCGATCTTATATTTCTGTGTGTTTTTTTAAAGTAGAATTTATAAACTATCATAAAAATAATTAACGCTACAATAGTTAATGCTAAAAAGTCAACAATTTCCATTTATATTAATAGACATTAATTTATTTTACTTTTTTCATATTATCTATCATTTTTTGTAGTAGATCTTTATTGTTTTCTGCAAGGTAGAAAATAGTAAAGTAAACTATTACTCCCAGAATAAAAATTGCGTGTGTAGAAATAGAAAGGTCAATATAAACATTTAATGTTATATAAACTATAAGTGCTAAAAAAGTGTTCAATTTATATCTCATTTATTATTATTTATTTTTTATTTATTTTTTATTTATTTTTTTTTGGGTCTTTCTCCTTGAAGAAACAGATTCTTTCATAGGTTTAACATTGGAATATTTTTTTTTTGGTATAATTTTTGTTCCATCTCCACCAGTCAAATACTGCGGATCTATTTTATCGGCACAATAAAGTAAATTTTCTCTTAAATAACAAACAAAAGTTAACCGAGTAAATTTAAATTCAGTTCCTGCAGTCCCTACTTCAGGATTGTCTTTGAATATATCTTCTAATTTTGCATTATGTTTTTTCTGTTGTGCTGTTTGATATATAGGAGTATTAGCATGCCATTCTTGGACGTCCATTGCTAAAAAATCGCCATTTCTAACATCAAATCCAACAGCATATTGTGGGAAAATGGTATATCCACCACTATATTGCCCCCGTTCTATAACACTTAAGTTTCCAAATCCTTGTTTAAAATCACCACTGTCTTTGTGCATGGCAGTTCTAAAGTTTCTATTAACAGTAATAGTAGAAAAAGAAGTGTTTTCTATCTTAAGATCTTTTCTTTTATTCGCACGACATTTTTGTTTTCTGTGGCAATCTGGTATTAAGGTTTTATAACAAGTATCTATTTCTTTTATAAAAGGTATTCCTGATTTATATGTATCATAGTTTGCCCTTGTAAAATGGGTTAAACGACAAGGTAAATTTGCTAATCCATTACTTTCTGTAAATCCTATTGCAGTAGAAATAACAGGATTAGATACCTGCATTTTACTTTTAGAACCATCATCTTTTATTTGATAGGTCATCCATTTAGATTTACATTTAGATACCTTTCTCTTACCCCAGTATTTAGATTTAGGGTCAATGGGACCGGCACTCGGTCCTCTACCTCTTGCTGGTTTTGCTAATTTAGAAAAACCTTTAAATCCGCACGCTATTTTATCATCGGGAAAAACATTTTTCCGAAACTTAGCAAGGAGTATTTTATTACCTTTTTCGTCTAATCTATATATGTCACAATCTTCTTTCATAATTTGTTTTGCAGATCGTTCATCAAAAAATTCTCCTTCCATTTTTTCTATTTCCAAGTCAGGTATAACTTTTTTTACAGTTATCTGTTTTGCTCTTATTTTTATTTTAGGCATGCTTATTAATAAATAATAAGAAATATAAAAAAAATAAACTACATAGAAGATATTAAAGATTTTAACTTTTTGGTTTTGTATAAGTATATAATAACACCAATAATAATTAGAATTAATAAAACTGCTATATTGACAGGATTGCTCCAATTATTATTTAAACTAAATAAACTGAGTATACTAGGACTATACATATTTTTGTATAAGTTAATAACGTATTCTTTACTCCTTACTTTCTTATTTAATCGTTTATTAATATCATTATGTAAATCTATCATCCAATCCACAAATACATCTCTACTATGTAATGCTGGTGGATTTCTTGCTATCCATTTATTATATTCTATTCGACAACCAGGACAAGGTAGAACTTTACCTACAGAATGTAAAAAATTTCTGTGTTCTTGAATATCTTTATGGGTTGGTGCTTCAGGATAAGTTAAAGTGATAGAATGAAGAGTGGTCCATATACCTGGTCCCCAAATGTCTGGATTCATTTATAACTATATTTAGATATTAGTTTATATTTTATTTGTAATTTAGATAAACACTCTTATCAATCCAATACGTAATAGCAATAATAAATGATATTATAAATAAATTTTTTGCTATATCATTATAATTTTTTTTATTATAAATACCCCATCCAATAATAGTTATAAAACCAATTATTACAGAAGTATAAATTGCTGTTATAGTATCTGGTGATATGATAACTATTAATAGAATAATTAATTGCATAAATACTTGTGAACTAAATGATGATATAAATGATTTGTATGCATTTTGAGGAGAGCGTTCATGTTCTGCATCATAAATAGCATATGCGTCTGCTAATGGATCGCTAATAAGCATTGCTATTATTGCTCCTATAATACCAATCTTATTTACATTTGTCGAATATAATCCTACAATTAATGATATCATAGTAACAATACCATTTGTTATACCAAATGTATACCCTTTAAACATTTGATAAATATATAATATAATAAAAGATATTAAAAGAAAGCAAACACATATATAAAATGTATCAACGTAATAGTAATAATTATTGTACAAATTGTGGAAGACAGGGGCATTCAATAAAAAGATGTCAGGACCCAGTATTAAGTTTAGGAATTGTAGCGTTTAAGTTTGTTAATAATGAACCACATTTAATAATGATACAACGTAGAAATTCTCTATGTTATGTTGAATTTTTAAGAGGCAAATACAATACAAATAATAAAGATTATATTTTAAATCTGTTTGATAATATGGCAAATAAAGAAATACAAGATTTAAAAACTAAAAATTTTGAAACTCTTTGGAATGAACTTTGGATAAATAATGAAAAAAAACAGTATAAAAATGACTACTATACTGCAGAACAAAAGTTTAATGAATTAGATATAGAAGATATAGTTAGTAAAAAAACCCAGTTTAATGAAACACCTGAATGGGGGTTTCCTAAAGGTAGAAGAAACTATAAAGAACATGACGTTGACTGCGCGGAAAGGGAATTTACGGAAGAAACAGGATTATCTGAAGAAAATATAAGTATATTGAAAAATGTTATACCTATAAGAGAGGATTTTACCGGAAACAATGGTGTCAGATATAGACATATCTATTATCTAGCGAAAATAAAAAATGACCACACCGAATTAAAATTAGATCCAACTAATTTAGAACAAATAGTTGAAATAGGAGATATAAAATGTTTAAATAAAGTAGAATGTCTAAATAGAATTAGAGACGACGACTTACTTAAAAAAAAAATTGTAAATAATATTTGTAACTTTCTGGTAAAAATGAATAATAATTTCTATTTGAATAGATTAAATTAAAAATATAACCATTTATTAAATGAGAAGAATAACTCTTCGTAGATATAAGAAAAGAAGAACATTAAAAAAACAACGGGGTGGTAGTGATTTTATTGACGAATTAAATAAAATAGTTGATACAGGAATAGAAAATCGCAAAAACAATAAAGAAATAAGGGATAATTTATATGCTTTCTTTGAAGAAAATAAAGACCCCTTATTAATACAAAAAAAGAATGGTCAGGATTTAAATAGAGTTCTAAACCGATTAAATAAAGATAAGTTTACACCGGACGCGCCAGCGTATAAAACAAGAAAATCAAAAAAAGGAAAATATGAATCTTATGAGTCCTATCCTAAAGTTTATGAGAAAAGATTTAATAAGAGAATAACAAAAAAAAAGGAATTTTATGATAATAGAAATGATGAAGTAAAAGATAGATGTAATAATACTCAATTTAAATTAACACCACACCAACAAATGTTAAGCAATTTTATTAACCCACACACACCATATAATAGTATACTTTTATTCCACGGAACAGGTACAGGAAAAACTTGTACTGCAATATCTATCGCAGAAAACTTTAAAGAACAAGTAAAAGATTATGGTCCTATTATTATTATATGTGGACGGAGTATTATAGATAACTTTAGATCAAATTTATTTGATAAGAATAAATTAACAGAGGGAAATATAGACTATCAATGTACTGGTAGTACATATTACGATGAAACAGATTTATCTAAAGCGAAATCGGTAGATAGTAAATATCGTGCTATCCAAAAAAAAGTGGAAGAATACTATGATTTTAATACCTATAGACAATTTGCAAAACCAATACACAATAAAAGAGATCAAATAACTAAAAAGCAATATGAAAAATATATTAGAGATAATTTTTCAAATAAACTAATTATTATTGATGAAGTTCAGGCATTGAGATCCAGTAGTAAAGGAGATAAAGAAACACAAGAAGACAAAGAAAAAAAATTAATAACGATAGTCTTACCAGATATTGCTAAATTTTCGGTTAATACTAAAATGGTTTTATTAAGTGCGACTCCTATGTTTGATGACGCTACTGAGTATTTATGGTTACTTAATTTAATGAGACAGAACGATAATAAACCACTACTTAAAAAGAGTGATATTTTTAATAAAGACAAATCCATAAAAAACCCCGATTTACTAAGAGAAGCATCTGTTGGATATGTATCTTATGTTCGCGGCGAAGATCCATATAATTATCCTACAAGAGTATACCCTAAAAAGTATAAGTATAAAGGAGCAGATTTTGACTTTTTAGGACATGAAATTGGTGAAAAAAATAATTTTGATAAATTAGGAGTATATTGTTTAGATAGTCAAACACCACAACGGGATGTATTATTAGATTACCAAAAAAAGGAATTTGTAGATAAAGAAAGAAAAGGTGTTAAGATACAAGAGGAGGAAACTTTAAAACAAATGTCCTTAATTGTTTATCCTGATAATAGATATGGTAGTGCAGGACTGAACTCTAACTTTCATTTAGAAAAAAAACAAATTAAGAAATTTGAAGGGAAAGACAAATCTGTCACCCAATATAGATATAGAGATCCTAAAAATGCATTCTTGAAAATAGGAGAATTACATAAATATTCTATAAAATTTGCGGATGTGATAGATAGTATACTACGCTTTATAGAAAATGAAAATGGTATTATATTTGTATTTTGTTCCGAAGTTATTGCTGGTATTCTACCTCTATGTCTGGCGTTGGAACAGAATGGTATAGAACGATTTGATGGCACACAATTATTAAATAAATCTGGATTGGATAAAATAGAAAAGGTTCCCTGGAAAAAAGGAGGTAAAACATCAGCAAAATATATAACTATATATGGTTCAGAATCACAATCTAAAAGAGATAGAGAAATAAGGGAAATAAAAAAACAAGATAACATACATGGAGAAAAAATTAGAGTTATTATTGGTTCTGTTACTATGAGTGAAGGCATTAGTTTGAAATGGGTTAGACAAATACATGTTTTAGATCCTTGGTATAACTTGAATAGAATAGAACAAATTATAGGACGAGGTATAAGATTTTGTTCTCACAAGGAATATCCTAAAAAAGACCGCAATGTAGAAATATTTTTACACGCTATAGCACCAATAAAAGATGGGAAAATAACAAGGGATACTTCTGATATTTATTTGTATAAGGACGCGTGGAGAAAAGCGATAGATATAGGAAAAATAGAAAAAATAATGAAAGAAAGTGCTATAGATTGTAAAATACATAAGAAATCAAATGTTTTAGAAAAAGATAGAGAATATAGCAAAATATGTTCTTATAGTAAAAATTGTAATTATAAATGCTACTCTGATGTTTTATCTAAATCCAAATCTAAATCTAAATCTAAATCTAAATCTAGAGGAAATAAATTAGATAAAGACACATATAAAATACTTCATTCAAAAAATAGAATAAACCAATGTATAAATATAATTAAAGAGTTCTATAGAACTCATACAGTTGCAGATTTTGATGATCTTTTAGAGAGTTGTAAGGAAGAATTAGATATTAGTAAAAAAGAACTAAACGAGATAGTGGCATATTCTCTCAATCAAATAGTTGAGGGTGAAATACAAGTTAGGAATGAAATAGGATTTTCTGGTAAAATAGTTCATAAAGATAATTACTATATATTTGAAGAAATGGAATGTGGGGACGATCCATTATTGTACCGAAAATCTAAAATACTTGTTAGAGAGGATAAAAATACATTGGATATTTCAGATATTAAATAAAATTGAAAATATTTAAGTATATAAAAAATAAAATCATATAAACTTATAAATGGAATCAGTCAGTCCACTTTTCACTAAACAAAAACTATCGAAGTCGATTTCTATTAAACCTAATTACATTAATTCTAAAATAGATGATAGTATTATAAATATTCTTAATAGGACCGTAGGTGGAAGATGTAGTAGTGAAGGTTATATTAAAGATGGGAGTATTGCTATTACAAAAAAATCACTGGGACAAATTAATCTCGGAGATCCAAACTCTAGTATTATTTATAATGTTTCTTTTGTTTGTGAAGTGTGCCATCCTATCGAAGGAAATATATATTCCTGTAAGGTCGAAAATAAAAATAAAATGGGTATTGTGGCATATGCAGGATACAAAAATATTAAACCCATATTTGCTATTATCCCAAGAGATTATATAGGTCAAGATTTTAACTATGATTCTATAGATGTAGACGATGAAATCCAAGTGAAAGTAATTGGAAAAAGATTTAAACATAATGATACTACTATTCAAATTGTGGGCGAAATTGTCAGTAAAGAATAGATAAAGTGTCGTTAAGTATATTATTTTTTTTATATTTTTATTTAGTAATGAATAAAAAACAATTTATTTTAGATAACATCAGAAATATAAACAGTAATCAGTTGGACGAAATAATAGATATTGTAAATAAAAATAATATCAAATATATGAAAAATAACTATGGTATTTTTTTATCATTAAATGATGTAGAAGATAATGTTATAGATACTATAAATGAACATATTAGATATTGTTTAGATCATAAACAACAGTCTAATATTGTAAATGATTTTGAAAAAGATAATTTACAATACATTAATGACTTTTTAGATAAACAATCATTTGAACCTATAATTGAAAAAAAAATAAAGAAAAATATATTACAAAATACATATAATTTAGATATAACTATAAATCTATCAAATGTTCAAAAAGATATAGTATCTTTATCTAAAATACTTAAAATTGAATAGACATAGTTTTAGAAATAGTAGAATGGAAGCATTATATAAAATAGATCACAAACTTGATTTAGATAATAAGATTAAGAAACATGATAAATACTTTCAGTTTTCTAAAGAAAATACTGAGAGAACAAAAGAAGTAGAAAAAAAATGGTTTGATTGTTTAGAAACAATATTGTTTCAACTTGATTCAACATATAATCTTATGTGTCTTTCACCTAATAGTAAAAGTGAGTGTATAAAATACTTACTTTCTGCCAGATCTGAATTAATGGATAATTTGGTTTCTAAAGAATTAGTTAAAAAATACAAATATAATACCCGCACCGGTATGAGTAAAGTAAATATAACAAAAAGTTTTGAAGTAAATATAAATACTCATGTTGGACTGATATTTTATAGTGACTATTTTGAAATTAATATAGTTTTAGTTGATCGAGAAAATAAGAAATATTTTGATATTAAGGAACCTATTCCCGAACAACATTATTTAATGATTAATTTAGATGAAAAAGAATTTATTCCTCCATTATCTATTGGTAGTTATCTGCTTAAAAAAGACGAATTAATTAGTCATTTAAATAATTATACTATAGTAAATAAACTTGTAGAAATAACTGATACTATAGATAGTAATATTAAGAATATAAATAATATCTATAAGAGAGACAATTGTGAAAACGTGAAAAAAATAACAGACTTTAAGATTGTAGATTTACAAAATATTGCAAAAGTAAATAATATTTCTATAGTAAATACTTCTGGTAAAAAGAAAACAAAAGCACAATTATTTGAAGAACTTAAAGAAAAATTGTAAATAAAACTTTAATGAATACTCAATAAAAACATAATTTTTTTTTTTATACTTAAAATTGAAAATACTTTAAGAATATAAAATTATATAATATATAAATGAGTGAAAATATTTTACCTTTCAATGACGCTATAGCAAAAAGAATAGATAGTGCCATAGAGAATAAAACGGTAGAATTAGAATGTATAATTGACCAACGGGTTGTAGACAGAAATACATTCATCCGTATAAGAAAATATTTAGAAAATGATCCTTTTTATAGACAATTAAACAATGGTAATCCAGAAATGTCCTTAGATATACATACAAAATACATTAACAGGATACCAGGTGGTAAGGAATATATTTCTAATAGTTTTGAACGCGCGACCATAAAAGGTCAATTGAATGTTCAAAAATATTGTAAAACAAATAAGATAAATAGAATAGATGAAGAAAGTCTGGAGTTTATTAAGAAAAATAGCGTGGTAGATGTAGGTGCTGAAGGACCCAGAAAAACATATTTTAAAAATCCATGGCCAACAAGAGAACAAAAGAAATCGGGGGAAGCACCTTACTTCCAATACAGACTGAATATTAAGAATGAAAAAGAATTGTCTGATAAAAAAGGGTTGGACGGAAACTCTCAAACAGGTAAATTTATTAGAAGAATCTATAATTTTGATAAGTCTTTCAGATACAAATGTCGGTGGAGTTTTGTTACAGGTGGAGACAGACCCTTATTTAGAGTAGATTGTACTGCAGTTAAATCTTCAAGATTTAATGAATATTATCCTACATTTAAGGAATCGGATACGCTTGGACAACCAGAAAATTATGAAATAGAAATAGAGTATATTGGAAATAAAGAAATAGATTTTGATCTGCCCCCAGTGACCGTATATCCAGATCTATGGAGCAAAGGAGAGTCACCCACGTTAACACCTCCACCTTTAAAAGAAGATGAAGATGAAGATGAAAAACTTAAAGAAGTTGATTTGCAAGAAGATATAAAAATTAATGCTGATAATATTGAGGATTATCTTGACGAAGATGATATTTACAAATATAATAGAAATGACGCTGTACAAGTTAGAATGGCAAATAGAATTAAAAAACTGGGTTACGAAGTTAAAGTAGTTGGTCCGTCCTCTCCAGAGGAAGACCCCCCTCCTAAACCCATTTATAGATATATTCCAAATACTATTGACTATCTAAGAGCAATAGAATTACAGGGTAAGGGATATGAAATAGAACCCAGAGAAGCAGGAACATACGAAACTATTAATGAAATTAATGAAATTAATGAAATTAATGAAGAAATGCCGAAATCTATTAGACCTATCATTAAAAGAAAACAAGTAACTATTCCAAGAATAAGAGGTAAATGGACGGGTGAACGACCAATAAAATATGTAGTTGTTCCATCAGAAGATTCACAATATAAAATGAGAACCATTAAAGAATGGGACCCTAAAAAAGGTATTGTATCTTATGAAGAAGAAGATAAATATGAATATGAAGAAGTTAAAGAAACCGAACCAGAACCGGAACAAGTCGGTGATAATGAATTGGTATCAGTTGTTTACAATTTATTAAACAGAATATTAGAGAATATATTAAAAATGGTTTATAATACGGACTATTTGATTTCTGATAGTGAAAGAAAAGATATTCACGATGGGTATAGAACAGTTACAGGTCAGTCCACTAATAAATATACTAATTTTATAGGTCCTCAACCGGTATCTATATCTATTGAGAATATTATATCGGGTGAGCAACCTAATATTAAGGATAATGAATATTTAGTAACTGAAAAAGCAGACGGAGAAAGATATTTACTATATATTCATACAAATGGATATGCTTATCTATACAACAATAGACATAACACAAATGAAATTATTAATTCAGGTATTAAATTTCCGGACGAATATCAGGGGTATATATTTGATGGTGAATACATAACAAAATTAGCGAATGATTCACAAACAAAACGATTCTATATATTTGACGTATATTATCACAAAGAAGGAACTAGACTCATTCCAACTTATAATAGATTATGGTTAGATTCAAGAACTAAAGACAATGACATCAATAAAGGAAGAGTAAAATATATTGACGAGTTTATGGAGCATTATGAATCGAGACAAGACATCCCAGAATATTCTATAAAAATATACAAAAAAAACTATCAATATATTGCTGGAAATGCTTTTGAAGCAGCGAGAATTAAACTTAATCAAATAGATTCATTATTGAATGTAGGAATATCTCTTGTTCCTTACAAAACAGATGGTTTAGTATTCTTACCGTTAAAATTTCCAGTAAATGGGATGAGTACAACCGAAATAGTTAATCAACATATTAAACAACCAGAAGATATTGATAATCTTGCTCAAATTGATGAATATTATGAAAGAGAAGAAACCTTAACAAAATATCATCAAAGCAATAGAATTGGTGGAACTTGGTTTGCTAATTTTAAATGGAAACCACCAGAACTAAATACTATTGATTTTGGAATTAAAATTGATCCAAAAGTCCATCAAATGATAGATCCGGAGGATAATACAAAAATATTATATTATAAAAGCGTTTCATTATTGGTATTTTATGACCAAAGTCAGGACACAAATATTGATTTTGTTGAAAAATCACATCAATATGCTAATGGGTTAAAAACATCATATAAAAGAACCATTGAGTTTAATCCTGAAGATTCTGGGGATTCTATTGGTAAAACAAATATTATTTTAGAAAACAATAAAATATTATGTTTTGAAGATAATGATGAAGTAAAGGGAGATACTATTGTTGAGTTTTCATATGATAAAACAAAACCAGATGATTTTAAGTGGGTTCCATTGAGACTAAGAAAAGATAGACCAAAACCACAATTTAAGGGAACTGCAGAAAGTATTTGGAAAACTATCATGAATCCTATAACAAAAGATATGATATGTGGTGATATTGATGAAGAACAAACGCAACTTATTAAACAAGAAGTTAAAGATACCAATAAATACTATAATGCAACTATTAATAGAGACGCCAGTGTTATTAAAGCACAAGCAAGTTTTCACGGATATATTAAAAGAAACTTAATTGTTGGTGTATGTAATATGATTAAAACCTATAAGGATAAAAATCCAGAAACAAGATTAAATGTATTTAATACAGGCGATAAAAATGTTGCTGTTTTGGATCTTGCGGTAGGTCGTGGTGGTGATAATGCTAAATTCTTAGAAGAAGATGCATATGTTAGTAAGATATTTGGTATTGATTTATCCCCTGGAAATATTGATGAATGTTGTAAACGTTGGTGGACTACGGCGAATTGGAAGAAAAAAGGTACTATCGCACTATTTATTGACGGGGATACCAGTCTAAATATTAAGAATGGTGAAATAGCAAAAGAAGATCCCGAAAAAATGAACTTATTAAGTTCATTGTATGCGGGTGAAATGTTACATTGGCCTGAATTAACTATTAAGTTAGACAGTCAGTTTAATAATATGGCAGGTCAAAAGAACATTTTTAAGGATAGAAAAGATATACAATTTAAGAGATTTAAAGATGTAGAAGAAGACATTAATACTTCAGTGGATAATATGTTAGAAATAGTAGGTCAGCACAAAGAAAAAGCAAATAATCAGAAACAAATTAGAAGAGATATGATACTTACAGACCCAGAATTTGACCTAGCTAATATTCAGTTCGCTATTCATTATTTCTTTGAGTCACCACAAAAACTGGATGGTTTATTAAAGAATATTGATGAAAATCTTAAAAATGGAGGGTATTTTATAGGAACTTGCTTCGATGGGCAACGGGTTATAGACTTTCTCAAAGATGTACCAGAAGGCAAAGAAAAAAATTATACAGTCGAAAATTATAAAGCAATCGCTATTAGAAAAGAATATTCATTATTAGAAGATGAGTTTGAGTGGACACCAGACGAACCTAATGAATCTGCAATGCTTGGAAAACAAATATCTGTTTTCCAAGAAACCTTTGGTGAATATTATCCAGAATATTTGGTAAACTTTGAGTATTTTAAATGGAAATGTGCTCAATATAACTTATATCCGCTTGAAGATGTTTCTTTCGATAATGTTAAAAACGATGAATACAATAAGTTCTTAACTCTGTCTATGAGTAATTTCTCTGAATTTTATAATGATTACTTGTTTAAGAATGGTGAAGAAATGGATGAAGAATTACAAGAATTTTCATTCTTGAATAGAATCTTTATATTTAAGAAGATCCTTCCTGAAGAATTATCAAAAGAAGAAGAAATAGAAGAAGACGCATATAAAATAAAAGAAGACAAATTAGAACTAAGAGAAGATTTTTAGTGAACGAATCCTAGTAAGTTAAAAATACTATAAAGAAATGATTATATACTATAGTAATGAAGGAACATTTTAAGATAGAAACCAAGATACCACTTATTCCAACGGAAAAAAATGGTATGAATGATATTTTTTTAAATAAAGAACTGTGGAATAAGTTAACTATTATAAAAGAAAAGATAGATGACAAAGATATAAAAGAATGGGACAATGTAAAAAAACATACAAATGAATATGAATTAATTTATTTATCTTCAAGAGTAAGAGAACGGGACAGTATTGCAAAAATAAAACCTTTGAGTAGATCTTATTTTAAAATGTGGGAAATATTTTATGAATGTGGTGTACCTTTGTTTAATGGTATTAATTGTGGTCATTTAGCAGAAGGACCAGGTGGTTTTATACAAGCGACAACTGATATAATGAAAAAAAATAATTTAAATTATTATTGTCATGGAATAACTCTTCGGTCTACTGAACGAGATATACCGGGATGGAAAAAAGCAAATCGTTTTATAAAAAGTAATAATGTTTCAATTCATTATGGTCAGGACGGTACTGGTGATTTATATAAGAAAAAAAATATGTTACATTTTGCAGATAGAGTTGGATTAGGTTCCTGTGCTATAGTAACTGCAGACGGTGGGTTTGATTACAGTGGTGACTTTAACAAACAAGAAGAAATGTCTTATAAATTATTGCTTTGTGAAATTGTAACTAATTTATTAGTTCAGCAAAAAGACGGATTTTTTATTATTAAGTTTTTTGATATATTTACTTTATTGAGTATCCAATTAATCTATATGACTGGATGTTATTATGAATCGTTTGAAATATTTAAACCTAAAACCAGTAGAATGGCAAATTCAGAAAAGTATATTATATTTAAAAAGTTTAAAGGAATATCTCAAGAAGACATAGATATTCTATTGAATATTATTGATACACAAATAGATTATAATAAACTTTCTCTTTATCAAGATTTTGAAAGTATTAGTTTCGTGAATGCGTTTATAAATAAAATAGAAGAATTTAATAAACTTTTTTCCGAACAACAGTTACATTCTATAGAAAAAACTCTTGATATACTTGAAAAAAAAATCCCTTTTGATGAAATAAAAGAAACTTGTCAAAAATATCAAATAGAACGTGCCAGTAAATGGTGTCGTCGATACGACGTACCTATTAATTCTAACAGTTGCTATTTGAAATAAGATAATAAATATAATATATATATATATAAATGTCTGACGAAACAAGATCAAGCGACTGGACCGATGACGATGACGAGGCGTCCGTGGCTGGAGATCCAGTCGCGTCTGACGAAACAAGATCAAGCGACTGGACCGATGACGAGGCGATCGCGTCTGAAGAACCAGTCGTGGCGAGGGGGGCGAGGGGGGCGCGGCGCGTGG